ACACCTGCTCCTGATAAATTTGTATTATCATATTCTCTTTGCGAACTTACCAACGTCGCATATTTGTCATAATCAACATTAGTATCTATTGTATGGTGATCAAGAATAATAATTTGAATACCTTTATTATGTAATTCTTCATATCGACTTGTATCTTTATCTAAACTATCTACAATAACAAGAATATCAATATCATTAAATTGTTCTAAATCTTGCTCAATTAGTCCATGAGCTTTTCCTATATTAATATAAGTAGAAATTTTATCAGTATAATTTCTCAAATACCTTGTCATAATAGTTCCAGACGAAACTCCATCAGTATCCACATCCCAATGAATACCAAAATTTTTATTATTATCAATCCCGTTTTCTATAATCTGTCTTGCATCATCTATTCTCATTAAGGAATCTAATGGTAATAAATCTTCTGCTCTTGGATTTAAAAGATGTTCAACATCCTTAATCCTACGATTCTCTAAAATAATATCTATAATTTCTTGTTCATACATTCCTCTGCAATCAGCTAAAATATTATAATTCTTCTTCGTCCTCGTCATCTCCAATCATTTTTATTTCAGTGTCTATAATCCGTAAAAGTTCTTTCTTTCCTAAATCGGATGCAGAAACTTTGTCATCATATAATCTGTCAAAGTAGTCCCAGTATCCCAATTCAACTTCTGAAAATCTGGAATTATTTTTTACAATATTTATATTCCTTAATATATTCTCTACGTCATATCCAACGTCATGCATAAAGATTATCTTTTTGGGATTTAATTCAAGTAGCATCCGTACTTGCTTATGGCTAATAGAACCACTTCCTAGAGCAACACAATTTCTTACTCCATAAGAAAAACATTGCATGACTGCTTTCTCAGATTCGAAAATATAGATTACATTGTTTACCAGATAATTATAATTTTGAGAATACCCATATAGTGTCTGTGACATTTGGCATGGTATTAAATAGTAATATTTCATTTCACCATCTTGAATTTCATAATTACATCTGACTTTTGCTCCAATTAGCTCTCCTATTTGATTGTAAATCGGTATAACAATCCCCTGTGATTCAACGTCATACCTAATGCTGAAAAATTGTTGCGTAGTAATAGAAATGTTATCCTTTATAAATCTCCTATTTGCTAAAGGAATATATTTATCCAATATAGACTCATCATAAGTACGAATTGTATATTCATTTCTTTTCCGAATCTTTTCATAAAACCCACCAAAAATACCATGTGATTCATTTAGCAAACTGAAGTCATCTATATTAAGGATTCTTCTTACGGCAACGATTATGTCTTTGAAATCTACTAGTCGTTGTTCACTGATATATGTAAAAATATCTTTATTAATGTTTCTGGCATAATCAACAATGTATAGATAATCGTTTTTAATTAGTCTGATAACTATGGATTTTTTTGATGTATCTTGCGCTCTGCCAAACGAAATATAAGATTTATGGAGGTGAATATTATAGAAATTGAAATACTCTAATAATTCCTTTAACTTTTCAGGATTATCAAGTAGTTCTTTTTTAATTTCTTTTAACAACAATTCTCACCACCAATCTTATAAATTATCGTATTTCTCCATGTTTGGGACGACACTGTGCGACTTCTCTGAAAATACAGTGATCACCGTCATATTTTAAAAGGTAAGCACATCCAGTATCAGATGAGTTTCTACCATTTCTCGTCTTTTCTACAAACAATATTCTCCAAACAGCATTTCTATCTGGTTTATATTCTTCTTCTATCCATTTATCTTCAACCTTTTTCAATCTAAACGGTTGGCAATAATACTTGCTCTTTTCATCCAATTCTTCATCATATACTGTTCTCATAAGGAATAGTCCTTCAAGAATTTCTTTGATTTGTTTAGAATTTGATAAGACGCTGCTATCAAGAAACAACTTTCCCCTCATATATTCTGCCAACTGTACAGATGCAAGCATAATTAAATTGTATTTCTTTCCTATTTTATCTAATTCACGACTATCTCTTACCAATGCAAGGTCTTGTCGTTGACCTGAGAAGTCTTTCTCTTGGATTTTAAAGGTGTCATAAAGCACAGTATCATAACCATATCTAAGAGTATTTTCACGAATTTTTTTCTTTACAACAGACATATCTGCATCAGCAATAGAAATGAATTTCAATTTGCCTTTATAGTTTTCTCTCCAAAATTTTTGTACATCGGCTAATTGCTTTCTACTTTCTACATTAATATCTCCTGACAAGAATTTACTCTTAGATAATTTGAAATATCTATTTCTCTTGCCCAAAAGCCATACCATAAATTTAGCCTTGAACTTTTTAACTCTCTCCTCATTAGAGATAATCAAAACTTTTTTGCCATGAAAAAGAAGTGCCATAATTACAGTAACGAACCATGTTGATTTACCTGCTGAAGAAAATCCAGCCAACATTGTTAATGTACCTTCAAGTAACCCCATTGTTTGACGTGTTAAAAATGGAAAACAGTTTATCTCTTCTCCGTTTACATCATAACCGGCTATATCAAATGGAACACCATTTTCTAATCCTTCTTCACAGCTATCAATAAATTCATCATCGAAATCTATCTCTTCCTCTTCAAGAATTTTACTTGAATAGCCCGTCCCATAAGAAGCAATACGTGCATCCCACCAGTCTTGAACAGAATCAGCACTCATTTTTCTGAATAATTTGAGTAAGATTACTTTTTTGCAATTTACATCAACAGTATGTAATAGATCAATTCCATCATCATACATGTGCAGCATAATATTTTCACGGTATAGGATATCAATATATGTATCAAAATTCTTATCATTAATTATGTCAATCTGGTGCTGAATACTCTCCCATCCACCGCACGCTTCATATCGTTCAATGATTTCATCATTCATATTTGACAATATTGTAATCTCATCTAAAGAATAGAAACCTTTCTTCCTCAATTGAGTAAGTAATCCAAAATAGAATCTACCGTCATTAGTAATAAAATCTTCTTTTTTTAATTCTAAATCATCTAAAAAAAGCATATCTTTGAACATACAGCTAATTACATTGCCCTCTATTTCAATTCTTCCCTTTAATAACTCTCTAGGATATTTTTCTGTAATACCTGAAATGAAATCTATTCTTCATCACCTGCTTCCTGTTCATATTCTGCTAATGATTTTCTACTTGCCTTTCTTTTAAATTTGTATGATGGCATATCTATTTCAATATTCTTATTTATCTTCTCATTTTTCTCATATTGAAAGTCTGTCAAACTATTTTTTAGTATTGCTGAAAAATATCGTATTTGTGCATATTCATTCTGAAATGTTTTATTCTGCATGATGTTACTTAGATACTCTTTGTTTTTTGACAGATACACTTCAATTTTTTCAAATGAATATACCGAAGATAATTCATTTATTTCTTTATAGAGAATTGTATTTGTTATCTTTCGCCCAAAAATTTCATAAATAAGGTTATATGTATCCTCCTTAATCTGTTGTGCTTTATTTATTATGTTATATTCTTCTTCATTGCAGTAATATCTATTTGTTTTACCTAAAACAATTTTATATGCATTATTCGTGTCAATGCTTTTGCCACAATATCTACATTTTGCTTTATATCCCATTGACATCTCCTTTATAATAGCCAAAGTGGTCACAAGACCACTCCGACTGTATTTTTAATAATGAAAATCACTTCAACTTATCATAGATTTCCTTCAAAGCATCCTCATCACAATCATTCAACTTACCATACTGTGAAATAATTCCCTTAACTTCTGCCTTTAAATCTTTGTCAACACAATCCTTGAACATTACTCGAATTGTACCAACTAAATCTTCTGGATAATCGGATGTCATATCGGTTGTATTTTCTTCTACGTCAGAATCAATATCGTTATCAATTTCATCATCAATGGTTTCTTCTACTGGTTCTGCTTTCTTTTTAGTTTTAGCTATTGGCTTAGAAACAGGATGTGTCTTATTTTTTGAATCCTTAATAGCATCCTTTAATGCATTTAAGAAAGCATCTGTATCCAATGGAATTTCTTCAACAATCTTACTTAATCGACTCTTACTGTCTACAGAGTAAGAATCATCTCTGAACACAATCTTACGTCTTTCTTCCTTAATCTTATTAACTGTAATATCTTTCTTTGTTACAATGTTCTTTCTGCCAGTTGCCTCAGTTTCAATAGTTCTGTCAATGCAAGCAACACCAACCACATGCATCTTTGTCTTAAATCCATTGAAATACTTTTGCATCATATTAGTGCTGAGTGATGTATATGTCTGATTGGTAATCGGATCAATAATCTCTCTAGTCTTAACATGCCCTGTATACCAAACTCTTACACCAACCTGTAAAAGTTCCCATACTTTGTTAAGAATAATTTCAATAACCTTATCTTCGCCTTTACCGAATCCCCCCCAAGACTGATTGATTGTCTTTGCTGGAGAAAAATCCTTCTTGCCTACATTTTCTACATTCCAAAGTCTAATAACTTCTGGCTCTGTAATTTCAATAATCTGGTCTAATGTATCCAAAACAACTACCTTTAAATCTGAATAATCAGTTCTTTTATTCTTAACAATGTCCTTTACAACTGCATCAAATTTCTTCCAATTTTCAATATCCTCATAGTGAGCATCATCAATACAATCAATACCCTGTTCTTTACCTGCATTGAAAATCATATATCCGTCATATCCAAACTCTTTTTCACAAACTTCTGCCATTAAAGTTGTCTTACCGATACCACTTTCACCTAAAACACAAACTGAATAATCCTGTAATTTATCACTAATCTTATTTCTTTTACCGTATGCCATTAAAATATCTCCTTTTTGAATAATATTTATCAAATAGAAAGGGCTTTCACCCAATCCATTTTACAGTTCATCATCGTCAAATAAATCTTCTGTACCTTCAGGAAGTTGTTCCTCAATAGGCTTAATTACCATATCATCATCTGTATAGATTGTATCAATGCGTCCTTTTGTATATCTTCTTGCAATCTTCTTAAACTGATATTCCTGAACTCTATCACCATATACAGACCCGCCCAAATCAGCTCGAATATCATCAAGAGTAATTAAACCACAGTCCAGATCCTCTTTCTGCTCATCGGTAAGCATATCATCAGTAATCTCTACTTTCTGTGCGCCATTAAGCATATTGACTTCTACGCCGAGTTCCTTATATGTATCATCATCTACCATGAATTTATGCTTAATTGCTTCTACTTTTTTCTTTGCCTTATCATCTGCATCATCAGCGGGCACAGAAATTGTTAATGTAACTGATACCGGAATATTGCTCTTGCGATTACGGTCATATTCAAACATATAGCCATTTACATAATACTTGCCCTTTTCTTCTACACTCATATCATCAAGACTATCAGAATTAAAAATCATCTTGATAGTAGCTGTTGAATATTCGTCTGCATCATCATCTGCAAGATAGATTCTCTGAGGAACATATGATTCATATATCTGTTGTTTATTATCAGAATAAGAATAGTCACCATTACCCTTAATATAGAACTTTTTATCAGAATACTTGCCACTGTCAATTACTTTCTTAATAAACTCTGCAAAATCCCATTCTGAAATAAACTCATGACGCTTCTTATTACTCTTATCAAGTGCATCATTGATATCTGCTTCGTTCTCAATGCCAAGTTCTTTTAATTCCTCATCAGTAAGGTTTGTACCTTCCTTTACTTTTTCAGCAGCCTTTTCCAATTTATAGCGTCTATTAGGTTTCTCTAAATCAAAGATAAACTTTTTAAATTCTGCCACTTCTGCAAGTTTTGGAGATGTAAGTCTGTCTTTAAATGGAATTTTTAAAGACTCACCTTTTACCTTATTACCACTCTCATCAACTGATCCTTTGCTGAATGTGTAAACATCACCATGTCCATCTGCAAAAGATCCAGCATCGACAGTAAGCAAATGTCTGTTATCGCCACAAATTGTATTGAACATAATTTTTCTCTTTACCCAACCAGAATCATATGTATGTTCACTATATGGTTTAAATTTTTCTGTCTCTTTTCCAAGACTAATTTTCCCAATCATTTCAAAATTCATTAAGTTTTGTTTCCTCCTATAAATTCATTAAAATATTTTCACATCATATATAACTTCAACAGCCTTTTCAGACTGGAACATAGAGATTAAATCTATATAAAATCTATATTATCAGTGGTTTATGACTAATTTTTGCGTAATTTAAGCCAAGGGTATGCTGTTCACCACCCAAAACGGATATAACTGTTCAGTTGTAATTATTTGGATTTGTCTACGGATAACCGTGCGAATTGTTTACTTGTTGCTGTAAGTATCTGATTTATTATTCTCTATCTAACTAATTATCCAAACAGATATGAGGGATAAATACCTACTTCTTTTCTATCTATTCTCTTTTTACAGTCTTCGATATTTGTGAAATAGTAACTTGAGAACCACCAAGGCATATACCTTATTTCTCCCAAATGCTCAACTGCGTAAATTGAACACCCATTATATACTTCTACTTCAAACTGCTTTTTATATTGGTCATAACACTCTTGACTGCAAAATAATTTTCTTTTGCCATTCTTATCATAACCTTTCAAATTGACTGTAAAGGTTTTAAAATTACACTCCCCAATTTCTTTTCTGCAATTTAGGCACTTGACTTTTGGATATTGATTCATTTTAATCACTATTCCTTTCTACAAAATCCTTATAATCTGTTCATATAAACAGCTACTTCTCTCCCAATGGAAAGTTTTGTTCTGATGCATATGTCCAAAGAGCCATGCCTTATAATCAATATTCTGCTTAATCTCTTGCAAATAATCAGTCAACCTATCTCTTTGATATAATCCAGAACCACCATCCATATGTCTAAGCAGTGAAGTATATGGACTATGAGTTATAATGTAATCTACCTTATTATTCTGCTTTTCAAGATTCACCATACCCTCATTCATCTCTTCTTCATTTGGAAGTTCCCTTTCCCACCAGCTTACATGATTGATTCTATATAAAGCGTATGGATTTTTGTCTAACTTTTTCTTCTTTTCTTTGAAGTCTGGATCATCAGGTTCCAATATTCCGGCAGATATATCATGGCTACTCGCACCACCAAAGGTAAAGAATAACTTATCTTCGATATTGAAAATCTGACCTCTCATAAGATGTTTGACTGATGGGCGAATGAAATGCACATTTCCTCCGTGCCATTTTTCTATTGGGTAATCATCAAGTCTATCAAAATTATCATGATTGCCATCAACAAATAATGTGGTAAATGGTTTATTTTCAAGCCAATCTAACCAATACTTCTCAGTTTTATTTTCTCCGCTATAATCCCACACAAGACCAAAATCACCAAGAATAATTACCACATCATCTTTTGCCATTTCCTTCTGCTCTGGAAAAATATCTGTTGAAAATCTTTGTGGATTTCCGTGTATATCACCTGTGATCCAAACCGCCATAACTACCTACCTCTTATCTGCTTTCTTTTCCTTTTTCGCTTTCTGTAACTTCGCTTCTTCAGCTAAATGATTCTCTAACTTTCTTGTGATACTTTTCATTTCGCCTACTGGTTTACATGTTAATCCCATATTGTTATTCTCTCCTTTTCTCAATTCATATCTAACCATTCATCCGATATTTCCATTCTAGGATCAAATGATTCTCCATCTGCTTCAAAATGTAACTCTGGAAGATTGGTAACATCATCTACAAATCTTAATAATTCTATTAAAGCTGTTTGTACTGTGTCATGATAAATCACTTCATTTGACAATTTATCATCGTCCAAACGTAATAGCCATTCATATTTCTCTTTTAGATTTTGAAAATCATCCAACTGACTTCTATCTACTAATTCTATTTTTACACCTCCTCAATCTGGTAGATACATCCACGCAACAGGTTTTAATCCTGTAACTTCACTTCCTCTTGCGGTCACACAACGATAAACAATATTTTTACTGCCATCGTAATGCGTATGAGTTCGTTTCTTTCCTACATATTTTCTACCATCTTTCTTTGCTTTAAATAATACTTCTACATCATCTGGAGGAAGATTATCTTTAATCAATGTCCATTCTCCAAAGGTGGGTTGCTTGTCAATTACTTCTCCAAGTGTTATCAAATCAACACCCTGAAAATTATTATTAAATTCTCCTGTTATCTTACAATTTTCTTTTAACAAATCTGCATCTATTAGTCTCATAATCACCTCCTGAAACTCACCCGATGAAAGAACGCTTTCAATGCTTATCAAAATCTACATTATTCAAAATTTGATATAACTCTCTGATTACTTTTGCATCATACAAAGAATTGTGCTTGTCACCACTAA